ATTTGAGAAATGGCTATATGCGGACATATTTTTAGTGTTAAATAAATGGGATTCTGCCATTATCTTATATATCTTCTATTTATAAAGCAATATTCTAATATAATATTATAATAGATTTAATGAATAACAAAGAAGAAAAGAGGGGCAGAGCTGAGCCGTATATATTTATAATAGATTTGGATGGAACTATAATAGGTGATTGTAATTATCAATGTGATTTGTATAATATTATTGAATTGGTAAAAAAATATAAGATGAAGGGGTTAAATAAATATACGGCGCTATGTAATAAATATTTGAATGAAAGTTATTCTGAGAAATCTCTATTAGTGAGACCGCATTTTTTCACATTTATTAATGCTATGAAAAAGCTGTATCCATCAAGCTATTTTTATATTTATACGGCTTCTGAGAAAAAATGGGCGAATAAAGAGATAGCTATAATAGAGAAGCATAATAATTTTAAGTTTGACAGGCCACTATTAACGCGCGATAATTGTATTATGGATAAATACGGGAATATAAAGAAATCCATTGCCAAGATACTACCTTTAATTAGCAAGACCATAAAGATACCAACTAATTATGATATTGGCAAGAGATTATTAATAATAGATAATAATCCGACATTTATAGATTATACAGATAATTTGTTGATATGTCCCTCGTATAATTATATGAAATTTTATGATTTGCGACAGACTTTGCCTAACTATAATAAATGCGAGGAGTTGAAAAGCTATATTAGCAGATTAATAAGAGAACAGAGACTTAGTAAGATATCAAAGAGGTCTGAAAACTTAGAGAAGACATACAAATGGCTATATAAAAAATGTAAGAAAATTAATAAATACAATTCTAAATATGAGGGAGATACATTTTGGAAGGACCTTTCCGTGCTTATAAAGCATTACACTATTACTTCATATAGCCCTAAAATAATAACCGAAATCCAAAAAACTATCACAAAAAAATAGAATCCTAAGCATAGACCTAAAATGTATCTAAAATGTTATGACAAGTTAGCAAATAAGGATATGATGATATAATAATGATATTAGAATTATGATATATGTTAGTTTTGATATCGGGGTTAAGAATCTTGCCTTATGTATATTAAGAAAGACTGAGATATTGGAGATATTGGAATGGCGTATCATAGAATTGGCTTCGTCTAAGAAGGAGATTAAAGGGATTGATGATATATCTGAAAGAATATATATTGAGATGGATAATATTATTGGTGGGTTAAAAAATACGGGCATTAATATGATAGATTATGTATTGATAGAGAATCAGCCTTCTAATTTAAACGGCATTATGAAAACTATCCAGCATATAATCTACGGTTATTTTAGTTTAATTAAATATTGGGACAAGGAGGTCGGTAATGTTGTCCTTGTCAATGCATCTTTAAAAACTAAGAACCACATCTATGTTATAAATATGGAAGCGAATGCCTGTAAGGGAGAGGGCGGAGAGGCGAGGAATAAGAAGGGATTCAGGAGGGATAAATATAAGAATAATAAGATGCTGAGTATTGAGTTGTGTCGCGAATATATTAGCGAGAACGAGGAATTAAAGAAGAGATTTAATGAAAACAAGAAAAAGGATGATTTGAGTGATGCGTGTTTGCAAGCTGTATCCTATATTAGAAGTAATACGAAGGGAGATATTACAAATAAATATAATAAATTATATAGTAGTTATATATGCTGTAATGAAAATAATGAAAAGGAAGAAGCGTCCTAAAATATTAGTAATAATGATGTATAGTAATCGCGTGTTGAATAATATAAGAAAGATGCGTTTTAAAAAATCTATAAGAAATGCAAGATTATGTTTTAGAGATTGGTACGATGAAGAAGGTATTGCAAAATTATTGAATAATTTGGAAGATAAATTGGATGCTATTATAGTATCTGGTTCTGATTATCGCATAGTTGATAGAAGGTCTCCGAAGGTTCCAGAGATAATATTTAAACACGCTAACAAAATACATATTTTGGCAATTTGTTACGGAATGCAATACATTGCTGTAAGATTCGGGAAGTTCTCAAACGTGAGAACGAGAGATGCAGGATATATTAGAAACTATGATAGACCTTTAAAAATAAGGTATCCTTTTGATATTGTAAAGACTAGATATAGGTATAATCATAATGATATTGTTATCAAAGTAGGTAATAATATTAAGACTGTAATGAAAAGAAAAGATATGATAGATATATTATATCATAAGAAGAAGGATATATTGGGGATACAATTTCACCCTGAATATTATGTAAAATCTGGGAAATTATTTTTTGGCACTTGGTTATCGTGGCTATCTCGTAGAAATAGCTAATGCTAATATACGGAAACTTATTTTTTCATAGAATGCGTATTAATAAACATTTAAAAATTATAATAGATATATAAACATTTGATACCCAAATAAATATATAATATGGCTTTACTATCAAATTTTAATAATAGAAATGATGATTTAATTGAATTGAATAGAGAAAGTTTCAATAAGCAACCTTTTATTTTTAATATACCTGGAGGTGGCAAGCAGTCCAATATAGCTATTAACGAAGAATTGTTTAATAGGAAAAAAATAAGCGATGATGTTATATCAATGTCTTCTGGCGGTTCTTCGCGCGGAAGTTCGTCGGGTGGTAAAAAGAACTATATGAAAAATATCGGCAACATATATCGCAATAAAGATAGAATTGGCAGAGGTTCACGAATAGAAAGCGAGAGCGATAGTGATGAGAGTAAAAAGAGTTCAAGTCGCGGCAAGATTAAGAAAATATATGATGATAATATTAGCGAAGCCAGCGGAGGCAGCGATGAAAGTAGCGGAAGCAGTGTAGGAAGCGACGGAAGCGATGGAAGCGATGGAAGCGACGGAAGCGATGGAAGCGATGGAAGCGGTGGAAGCGATGGAAGCGGTGGTGGCGGTGGTGGCGGTGGAAGCGGTGGAAGCGGTGGCAGTAAAAATAAGAATAAGTTTTTGAGCCCTAAGGAAATAATAAAGAACGAGATAAATGAAAAGAGAGAGATAATATATCAGCTTGACAGAATGGAATCTAAGGGATTTAAGATACCCTTCAAATTCAATATGAACTCTGATATTGAAGAGATGAGAACCGAATACAATAGGCTTATTAGAGAAAAGGAATTGGATGGAAGCGTAAGATTTCAGCAAAAAATGTTGATGGCATTTATCTCGGGAACTGAATATATTAATGGGAGATATGACCCGTTTTCTATTAAGCTGGATGGGTGGTCAGAGCAGGTAAATGAAAATATAAATGATTACGATGATATTTTTGAGGAATTGCATTATAAATACAAGGCAACGGGCAAGAAGATGGCGCCCGAATTGAGGCTCTTTATATCACTGTCCGGAAGCGCTTTTATGTTCCATTTAACAAGCAGAATGTTTAAAGAACAACCGCTTCCTGATGTAGAGAATGTTCTCCGTTCTAATCCCGAATTAATGAAGCAGTTTCAAAATGCGGCCGCAAAACAATATGTTATGGGAAATGGTGCTCCACAGCAAATGCCACAAATGTCTCAAAATCGCGGGTCAAGCAACGATAATATGGGGTTATTCAATATGGTAAGTAATCTATTTGGTTCTCTAAATAGCGACCCTGTACCTTCAAATATGCCGGCATATGCACAAAATATGAACGCACAAACCAGAGGTATGGCATCACAGTCTAACGATAAAAAGCAATATGAAGATATTGATAATATAATTAAGAACGTTCATAGCAAGATATCAACCGATGATAGCGATAATAATATAGAGACTCTTTCAGTTAGCGACGAAGAGATTACTTCAATTATAGAGGATACGGCGGATATCCAGATATTAAAAGGGCGAGGAAGACCTAAGAAGGGGACGCGCACATTAAATATATAAAATACAAAGGATATACGAGATACATACGACTACTATTATGAAAATAACTATTTTTTTAACATATTATATGATATATGAATAAAAATAAAGGTTAAATTGTAAAATAGATAGCTATTTGTTATTTATCTATTTTTTCTAAGATTGGTTATTTTTTTAGCGGATTTATTAACAAAGCTGCCGACTTCTTTAACGGATCTAACGATTCTATCAGGGGTGCTGCGTAGAGATTTCATCGGGTTGCGGATAGTGTCTTCCACTTCCTCTTCAAATACTTCTATCTTGGATAATAGGCTGCTTAGTGTGCTTAATAGGATAGGGATGATAATTATGGTGAATAGGAGGGTCAAGAAGAGGAAGAGAGATATCATTGTACCTATGGAGATGATATCGCGGCTTAAATCCTCGGAGCATTTGCATTTCTCGTTGGTTAAATATCTAACATAATCAAAGGCGTAGTATATGTATACGACGAACATTAAGAAGAATACGAAGGTAGCAATTGATAATAATTGGACTACTACATAACCCATGCTTTTAGCGATAGATTTAAGCGATATAACAGAAGTTATTATGAAATAACCGAGGGCTATTACTGTGAAGTTCTTGATAAAATCCTTGTTAGGGTGTTCCGAACATTCACACCCCATATTCTCCAGTTTGTAAATATAACTGAGGATTATTAACAATAATATAGCAAAAATTGCTTGGATTATGGCACTACTATAAAAAGATAAGTTATTTTCGCTTTCTTTCATTGTACTATTTCTTACTATATAGAAATAATTTTTTTATAATTCAATAATATTATAAATAAAAAACTTAGTAGAATTATCCAAGTTTTTAATATTTATATTTTTAATTTTATCTATTATACAATTATATTTAGCGATAGCCAAGATTTTATATAATTGTTCCAGTAAAATATCCAGAATATATTTATAGATATCGGTATTATATACAATACTAACCACGTAATCTGCGATATTATTTAGCAATATTAGCAGTTCTTCGCGTTTATATTTAATCCATATCTTATTAATATTATTTATCCCACGCTTCCATTTGGTATATTCGCAATACATATCGTATTCGTCGTTCAATACCAGAAGGTTGTTTTCGTATATATATCTAGGCGGATCCCATTCCTTATTGTTTATGTAATTATTCCAGAGCTTATCAAGCATCGCGCAGACATATTCCTTGTCAAATAGAGCGAGTATATTACTATATAATTCGTCGTCGCTCGTTTTAACATAATTCCATATAATCATAAAAATATCGTCCTTGTTATCATTATTATCATTTACAGCGATAATTTCCTTAATTTTCTCGTAGATACTGTCCCTGTTTTTAATACTTAGTTTATTTAAATTACCTATCAAACACCTTTTCAGCTCGGATTTCTTTGTAAAGTCGGGTATTATGATGTGAAATCTTGATTTAACCTTAGGTTTATTATACTTCTCTTTATTATTATTATATATTTTTTTTGCCCATATCATTTTAGGGTCATAATAAGAGTTGAAACACGAATATGTATTTTTAATATCTAAGGCTTTATCCAAAATATTGCGTGGTACATCTACTGAATTATAGATATCTCTAAATTGTTCTATACTAATCTTGATGATTTGTTCGTCCATTATAATTAGTTATAATGAATAATCTTATATATTGATTACATAACATAATTATAATATTCGATATATCACAGTATCTAATAAAAATAAATTATCACATCAAAATATATAATTATAATATTATAAGTTCACTTGCGCGTTTTTTTATTATCTAGATTTTTCCCTCTTCGTTTACGTAAACCATATGTATTTGACGCAGACGAGGATGTTCTTGTTGCGGGCGATAATGCTCTTGACGCAGACAAGAATGCTGTTGTCGCAGACGAGAATGCTGTTGTCGCAGACGAGGATGCTCTTGACGCAGACGAGGATGCTTTCTTAACACTTTCCAGCTCATTTTTCATTACTGTAATACTCATACGAATGGCGGCAGCTTCATTCTTCATATTTTTAATATCAGTGTACAATTTGGATAGATCATTTTTTATTGGTTCCGGTACATCGTACGATCCTGGCCTACTACTCCTGGCGGGGTATAATTCAAGTTATAAACACGACTTTCCCATTAATTTTGCTTTTCTTTAATACGCTTCTCAATGTCTTTAACTTTCTTATCCATCTCTTCAATATCAGAGCGCAATTCTTCTTGACTTCCACGATTCATATTCTAATATATTATAAGAATTTTTTAGTTATTTTTTGAAATGGATAATATACATAAGGCAAAAACAATAATAGTTAATAAAGTATTAATGACACATGAGATAATTAATAGATTAGAGGAGCTATATTCAAACTATCTTGTATATAGAACTATAATTATATGCGATGAACTCGTCTCCTTACATGGCCACTTGCAGGGCCCGTACTTCTATGTATAGGGCCAATTATATCGCCATTACTGTTCGCTCTGAAACTTGAACCAGGACGTCCCCATAAATGAGGCGGGGGGGGTGGTTCCGCAGGTTTGAATGCTCTTGCTCGTGGTGGCGAGTAATAATCTGAAAATTTTTTGTTTGAACCATCGACGGCGAGTCTTTGAACTTCTCTTTTTGACTCAGGGCTGAGTGCTGAATAAGTCAAATTAAACCATTCTTTTTCTTCTGAATTCCTAAACTTATTAGACCACCATAGTTGTGCTAACTTTTTTATTATTTTTAAATCAGCCCTACTATATTTTGTTCTTGCTGTTCTTTCTGTTACAGCAGACGAGGATGATCCTGACGCAGACGAGGATGATCCTGACGCAGACGAGGATTTTGCCGAGGATGCTCTTCTTGCAGCAGACGAGGATGATCCTGACGAGGATTTTGCCGAGGATTCTCTTTTTGCAGCGGGCGAGGATTCTCTTTTTGCAGCGGGCGGGGATGCTCTTCTTGCAGCGGGCGGGGATGCTCTTCTTGCAGCGTAATAAGCATTTTTAACGGCACTTATTGATAAGTTGAGAGCATTCATATCAAATGTATCTTTAGGCTTATTTACACTGTTAAGTTGTAAGGGGTATGAAATATCATATGTATCATTTGATATTCGACTCATATTCTAATATATAACAAGATTTTTTAGTTATTTTTTGAAATGGATAATATACATAAGGCAAAAACAATAATAGTTAATAAAGTATTAATGACGCGCGAGATAATTAATAGATTAGAGGAGCTATATTCAAACTATCTTG